TGGCATTTCTAATTCAAAATGAGCATCACCGTTTCTTATGGAACAGTGACTTGATCAAGGACGACTGAGCTTTGGGGTCGCGCAGCAACTTGCCATTGGCCGCTTGGGTGTCTTGCCGGTGTGATTCATGCCAAGGAATGAAATCTTCAGGACGGTAAGCCTGCGGCCTTCGTTTGGCGTCGCGTTGGAGATTTGCGCTCAACGATTGAGCTATCCCATGACGTTGATCAGCAACCAAATCGCCAAAAGGCTCCAACGCATAAAAAGCCCGCCACTCGTTGAGCTCAGCGCTGGTGGTTTGAGCCAACAATTGGCGAACAGTCATGCCAAGGGCCAGCGCCAAGCGAAAGTAAAACCTTCGCTCTGGCTGGCCAATCAGTTTTTTACCGCTGCTTCCTCGGCCTTCAAGCCCAAACCATTGATCTTTTGGGCCACATCAAATACCCGCTCTAATGCGGCAGAGGACTTGGTGGCAAGACGCGGGATGTCCGATACGTCGAACAAACGGTTGTTGGCGTCGTCCACCACAGTCAGAGCCACCAACTTGGCGCGGAGATTTTTCATCTCGGGTGTACGCGTACCGTCTGGGTTGATGGTGACCATGCTGGTCTCAAAAGCATCACGATCCGCACCAGTCATGGTGCGAACCAAAACACTTCCACCCCATTCGGGGACCTCAACCTCAACAGATTTCAGGTCCGAAGATTCAAAAATTTGGTCTTTGGTCAATGTCATATCGCGCTCCTCACAGACCCGTGATTGCGCCGGTAATGCGCAAATCGACCGACGTACGGATGACGGCATCGACACCGCCAGCCAAGCTGAACTTCTTTACGTAGGCGTTGAACGTGATCACTGTGGCGTCGGGCAAAGTCATCTTAAAGCCGCTGAGCGACCCAGAAACTTGTTTGGCGCGCAAGGCTATGTGGCCGCTGTTGTCTGAGTCATAGTCCAGCTCAAATGTGAGCATCCCGGAATCCACCAGTCCCAAGACGAATTCTTTGGCAACGCTGGCAAAGTTGGTCACGTCAATTTCGCTGGCAGTACCATCGAAGCCGCTGAAACTGCGGACGTTCGCAATGCTGGTGAAACTCACCGAGGTGGCTGTTCCTGCTGCCGTGATGGTCTTGCCAGTTGTATCGATGTAAACCGCAAAGGTGTTCGTGGTCACATTGCGCACACTAACGGCTTGGCCATTCAACACAGCGGCATCCACCCCCGTCAACCCTGCCAAAGTCACCACATCGCCGTTGGTGAGCCCGTGAGTAGTGGCCGTGATGATGGTGGGATTGCCCAAACTGATGGCAGAAATGGTTTTGGCTGCGCCTGTACCGGTGCCAATTGAAATGTCAGTGCCCTGCGCAGAAATCGCGGTGGAAGTCATAAAGGTTCTCCAGAAATGAAAAAACCCGCCGAAGCGGGTTGAGGGGGAAAAGTCCGCCTGGGGGCGGATAGGGACGAAAAAAAACCCGCTCAAGGCGGGTGGGTGGGGGGATGGTTTGTCATCCGCAGGCGCGATAACTCAGTCAGGTGTGCCAGATCGAAAAGTCCAACATCACGCGATGCAGCTTGACCTCGCTCTCGTAGATGTCCTGGGCCAAAATTTGCACGTTGGGCAGTGCCCACTGGGCCATGAGGTCAGCTACTGCGGCGGCGATCTGCTGCGCTTGCGCATAGGTGTTGGCATAGACATCTACCTGTAAACGGGTATTGATGAGCCCAGTACGCCCAGCCAGCACGTTTTCGACGTTTTCCGTCACGCGCTGGTAAACGATGTAGGGATGATCCACCCCGTCAGGGGCAATTTGTGGATAGACCCGGTCTTGGGCATCGGTGGCGTTTTGCACCAGCGCCACAAACATTTCTTGCATGTTCATGACCGGCGGGCCTTCTCAACTTCTTGGGGAAGGCGTTTCAGCAGGTACTCCTGCATGGCCTGGACCGATTCGTACTTTTTGGACTCATAGGCAGGCCGCAAAAACGGGTGCGCAGGCACAAACACCCCCGTGGCATGTTGGTGATGCCGGTGGCGCTTCCAGTTGGTGTTTTTGGGTTTTGGGGCCACGTAGTGGTGGCCCAGCTCAACCCACGCGCCATAAAAAGCGTCTTGTGACTTGTTTTGGTGTTTGCCTTGACCCCGGTACTTCTTGCCCTGTCGCACCGTTACAAAGTAGGTGGCTTGCTGAGCGTTGGACTTTTCTGGGATGTAGGCCGTCACGATCGAGCGTTTGAGCGTGCCAGGAGGTTGGTGCTTGGGCTGCGCTTGCGTCAGGACAGGCGCATTGATACGGGCTTGGTCGCGTACGACGCGCGCGCCCGCATTCACCGAAGCGCGCAGTACATTGCGGGCGATATTGGTGGGCAAGGCTTGCATGGCGCGCTTGAGTTCGGTCAAGCCCTTGATGTGAACCAGTTCAGCCATCGTTCATCCCCTCAGTCACCATCAAAGTCACTTGCCGATTGCGCTCTTCGTCATTGATGGCCGCGTGGATGTTGAAAATCCGGCTGCCGCACACGATGCGCAGTTTTGGCAACTCCAGCGGATCTGCAAAGCGGTGGGTGTAACGCACCAGGATTTGATGCGTCAGCTGGGCGTTGAAGGCTTGCGCCACCAGGGCCTGCCTGCCCGACAGCGGCACGATGGCCGCGCGCAGTTGGGCCACATCGCTCCAGGTGGGCACTTGCGCGCCGTGGGAGTCTCGTTGCATGTCCCGGCGCTGCAGTACGATGGTTTTGCTCAATTGACCTGCTTGCATACCCTGCCCTCAGAAGTCCAGCAGCCGGTAGGGGCTGAGCAGTGCATCGGCCAAGGGCAACGGAGCCAAGGTGATGGCCCGGCCCGTCAAAACCTCTTCCCGGTTCTCATACAGCGCACCAATGCGCAGCAGCATCCAACGCTTGATCGACTCGGGCACAGCCTCAGGCGCACCAAAGCCGCAGGTGTAGGTGACACTGACCGCGTTGATTTCTGCCCGGGTGGCGGGCCAAGAGGTGCCGTAAGCGGGCACCAAACGGCAGGGTTCGGTGATCTTGTCCAGCTTGTAGCCTGCAGCGTCCAGGGTGCGCTCAACTCCCTCGGGGTCGATGTACAGAACCGAAGTAATGGCACCGACCGGGGCATGGTCCAGCGTGATGGCACCGCTTGGGAACTCGTCCAGCACCAGTTTTCGGGTCTGGGTGACCAAGGCCCGGCGTGTGTCGTGCTCGGCATGCTGGCGCGCAGCCGTGATCAAGGCCCCCAGCAACACGTCGTCGGCGTTGTCATCGATGCGCAGGTGCAGCTTGACCTCGGCCAAAGTGACCGGCTCGGCCGCAGACGCGGTGACCAGGACACTGGGCATCACTTGGCCTTGCTGGCAGGTTTGGCAGGAGCGGGTTCGGCAATGGCCTGGACGCTGGGCACGGCTGCACCGCAGGCAATGGCGTCACACGCCACTTGGTCCGGGGCCAGCACATGTTCGCCCGCCTTGTAAGCGTCGAAGTCTTGCAAAAATTCAATGTTTTTCATGGGCATCTTTCAAAAGAAAAACCCCAGAACGCACCAGGCGTTCCGGGGTTGGTTCATCAAGCGGCTGCGAACTTCAGCACCTTGATGGCTTCGCTGTTGACCAGCGCACCACCGACTCGCTTGGTGGTGTAAAAGCCGATGTAGGGCTTGTTGCTGAACGGATCGCGCACGACACGGGTGCCGATGCGGTCCACGATCAGGTAGCCCAACTTGAAGTTACCGAACGCCAGCGAGAGGCTGCCAGCGCCTTTGGCTGCGATGTCCTCGGCTTCCACCACGGGGTAACCCAAGATCGTGTCGGCGACACCTGGTGCCGTGGTGGGGTTGAACACATAGCGGCCTTGGTAGTCCTTGAACGCCATGATTTCAAACAACAAGGCTTTGTTGGTCACCCAAGAGCAGCCGGTGCGGTAGGCCGCTTTCATCTTGCTCACCACGGTGAACAGGTCGTCAGCAGGGTTGACCGTGGCGGACAGGGTTTTCCAAGCGCCCGAGGTGCCGGTGGCGATGTGCTCGATGGTGCCAAAGGCACGCGAGCCGTCTGCTGTGGCGGCCGTAGCTCCTGCCAAGAAGCCGGTGGGCTTGTTGGTGCCGTCGCCCGTGATGAAGGCAGCGCCCTCAGCCCGAGCGAACTCGGTCGCCACTTCGCTGGCCAGCCATTGCTCGGCGTTGAAGAACACGTCGTCCAGCATCTGCTGCGTGGCCTGGGGGTTAGCGTACAACTCGCCCATGGTGGGCTTGATGTCAGCCAGCACCGAGGTGGCAGTTGACGGACGGGCGTCCGTTTCACCCACCCAGCCAGAGACTGTGCCGTGCTTGTTGACCAGCTTGTGGTAATCGGTCGTGCTGATTTGCACCACGCTGGCCAGTGCACGCATCGGGCTCACAT